AGTTTTTGCAATAAAAGGCGGGAGTGTCCGTTCACTTCCGATTATCAGCAGACCTTCAAAAAATAATAAATACCGCATAAATCTTTTTACAGTCGGGACTGATACCGCAAAAGAGCTTATTTATGAAAGACTTAAATTTGAAGAAGTAAAAGGCGGTTATTATCACTGGAATGAAGAGTATGATGAAGAATATTTTAAACAATTAACGGCAGAAAAAGCGGTTACAGCATATAAAGCAGGTGTTGCTTACAGGAAATGGATAAAAACAAGAGCAAGGAATGAAGCTTTAGACTATAATGTTTATGCTCTTGCAGCTCTTCGTATCCTTAATCCAAATTTTGAAAAGTTAAAAGCGGTAATTTCGTCGACAAAAGAAGAAAAAACAAAAAAACAGACTAAATCTAAATTAAAAGGATGGACTTATGGCTGGAAGGCGTAGAGACACAATACAGATAAGAGTGCATATTAATACAAATTTAAGTGCATTAATAGATATTTTGTCAGAAGTGCAAAATAAACCTAAAGGAATAATTTTAGAAGAGCTTATAGACGAAGAAAAAGTTAAAAAATATAAAGAAAAAATCAGTTTAGCAATAAAAAAAGCACCTTAATAAGCTCCCTTACTTTTTTTTATTTTTTTTCTACAATTAGTGAAAAAAAGGTTTTTAATGGCTACATTTGCCGAACAGATGCTTGAAAAAATCGAAAATATGATTTTAGGCAAAAGCGACGCTACTCTCATTTATTATAACGGCACCAGGATTGAAAAAAGCGATATGGGTGCTCTTTTGGATGCAAGAGAAAAGCTAAGAAGAGAAGTAGCTATCGAGCAAAAACTTGCTACAACCGGTATTCCTAGAATAGTAACGAGGTTTTAATGGGTTTTTTTAATTTTTTTAAAAAGAAAAAAGAGCCGGTTCAAAAAAGAAGTTATAACGGAGCAAAAATAAGTAATGCCTTATACAGCTGGGCTACAAGTAACACAACTGCTGATAATGAGCTGAGAACAAATGTAAATAAATTAAGAGCAAGAAGCAGGGATTTAGCCAGAAACAACGATTATGCTAAAAAATTCCTTAGAATGCTTAAAACTAATGTAATTGGTAAAGGCATAAAATTACAATCAAAAGTTAAACTTAAAAACGGAAAACTTGATAAAAGAAGTAATGATTTAATAGAAAATAATTTTAAACAGTGGAGTAAAAAAGGTATTTGTGATGTTACAGGCAAATATTCATTTTTAGATATTCAAAAACTTGCAATATCACAAATGGCTTTAGACGGAGAAGTTTTTATAAGATTAGTTAAAGGTTATTCAAATAAATTTAATTTTGCTTTACAACTAATTGAAGCGGACCATTTAGATATTAATTTTAATGTCCCTTCTAAAAACATTGTAATGGGAATTGAATATGACGAATGGGGAAGACCTGTTGCGTATCATATGTATAAAAAACATCCAGGTGATGTTTATTCTTTTACAGACCAGCAAAGAATAAGAATACCTGCTGATGAAATAATACACCTTTTTATTCCTTCAAGAATCTCACAAAACAGAGGAGTTCCTTGGTTTCATACTGCAATAGTCAGACTGCAAATGCTGGGAGCTTATGAAGAAGCTGAACTTGTAGCAAGCAGGCTGTCTGCTGCAAAAGGCGGATTTTACATCAAGCCTCCACAGGAAGAATTTGGGGGTGAAACTGATAATGACGGTAATCTGGTTCAGGAAATAGAGCCTGGAACTTTTGAAGTTTTACCGGATGGTTGGGATTTTAAGCCTTTTGACCTGCAACATCCAAACAGTGCCTTTGAAGCGTTTGAAAAAGCAACTCTTAGAGGAATAGCAAGCGGGCTTGATGTAAGTTACAACTATTTAGCAAACGACCTTGAAAGTGTTAATTATTCATCAATCAGAGCCGGTGTTTTAGATGAAAGGGAAGTCTATAAAGATTTGCAAAGTTATCTAATTGACCATTTTTTAATGCCTGTATTTGAAAACTGGCTTGAAATGGCTTTGTTGGGCGGGATTATGCCTCTTAATTTCAGTGATTTTGACAGATTAAACAATCCTACATTTCAAACAAGAGGCTGGGACTGGGTTGACCCGCTTAAAGATATGCAGGCGAATATTTTAGCAATTAAAGCCGGGCTTAAAACTTCATCACAGGTGGTAAGTGAAATGGGCTATGACTATGAGGAAATTTTATTACAACTTAAAAGAGAAAAGGATTTGCGTGAAAAATACGGCATTACCACCATAAGCGATGCAGAAATTCTTGAAGCAATATCAAAAGCAAAGGGGGAAGATGAAACTAAAACCGCAGACTAGGACATTTGAAGTTAGAAAAGTGAATGAAGATAAAACCGTTGAATTGTCTTTTGCAAGTTCTGAGCCTTATGAAAGATGGTGGGGAATTGAAGTTTTAAAAATTGACAATAGTGCGGTTGATTTATCAAGGCTTAACGATTCGGCTCCTCTTCTTTTTAATCACGACCCTGATATTGTTATCGGAGTGGTTGAAAAGGCTTGGATAGAAAATAATAAAGCAATGGCTAAGGTTAGGTTCGGTAACTCTGCAAAAGCTCAGGAAGTATGGGCTGATGTTCAAGACGGAATTTTAAGAAATGTAAGTGTAGGTTATCAGATTAAAGAAATGCAGTTAGTTGAAACAAAAGAAGATATGGAAACTTATGAAGTTACAAAATGGTTTCCACTTGAGATAAGCATTGTATCAATTCCGGCTGACAACACAGTAGGAGTTGCTAGAAGTTTAGAAGAAGAAATAACTATTAAAGGAGCAAAAATGGAAGAAAAAAATATTCAAACAGTGCAGACAGAAGTTAAAAGTGAGCCAAAAATTGATGTAAAAGAAGTTGAAAGAAAAGCAAAAGAGGCAGAAAGAAGCAGAGTTGCAGAGATTAGTGCTATTGCTGAAAAATTCAATAAAAAAGATTTAGCAAAAGAAGCTATTGAAAAAGGAATGGATGTGAATGAATTTAGAGCTAAAATTTTAAGTAATTTAAGTGCTAAACCTGAAATTGATACAAAAAATGCGACTATTGGTATGACTGAAAAAGAAGTAAAAGATTATTCTCTTTTAAGAGCATTAAGAGCATTATCAAATCCTTGGGATAAAAAAGCACAAGATGAAGCTAAATATGAATTTGAAGTATCAGCAGAAGCACAAAGAAAATTTGGGCTTGAAGCAAAAGGTATTTTAGTGCCTCTTGATGTATTAGGTAGAAGTTTAACTGTTGGTGGGACTGGTAGTAATGTAGTTCCTGATAATCTTTTAGCAGGTCAATTTATTGATATGTTAAGAAATAAAAGTGCAATTTTAAATCTTGCTACACAATTAACAGGGTTAAGCGGGAATATTGAAATTCCAAGACAAACAGGAGCTACCACAACTTATGAAGTGGGAGAAATTGACGCAATTACCGACAGTGATGTTACATTAGACCAAATTACAATGTCTCCAAAAAGACTTGGTGCTAGCAGCGGTTATTCAAAACAATTATTAGCTCAGTCAAGTTTAGATGTGGAAAATCTTATTAAAAATGATATTTTAACTCAAATAGCCCTTAAACTTGATGCTATTGCTGTAAATAGAATTTTAAATGAAACAGGTGTAGGGTTAGTGGTTTGTAATCCTGGTGATGCAAACGATGGTGCAGCACCTACTTGGGCTAACTTTGTAGAGCTTGAGAGTTTAATTGCAATGGCTAATGCTGATGCAGGAAGAATGCAATATATTATTAATGCAAAAACTCAAGGATATTGTAAAACTACTCCAAAAATTTCAGGTTATCCGCAATATATTATAGAAAACAATCAAATTAACGGTTATGGATTTAGAGTATCAAATCAAGTTCCAAGCAACTTAACAAAAGGAACCAGTAATCCTGATTTAAGTGCTATTTTATTTGGTAATTTTGCTGACTTATTAGTTGGTTTTTGGGGAGGTATTGATATTATTGTTGATCCTTACAGCAGAAAAAAAGAAGGAGTTGTGGAAATTACAGCAGACCAGTTTTATGATATGGCTATTAGACATCCGCAAAGCTTTGCAATAACTAAAGATGCAAAAATTTAAGGGTAATTAATGAAAGTTAAAACATTAACAGGAGTT